AGGATTCGCCTATTGTATTCTGGACACCTTCTCTCCTAGTGTTTCCTTTGGAGCCAGATTTGGTACGGGTTTCGGACTCGGAGGAGCCATCATAGGAGTACCTCATTAATCGGATTTAAAACGCATAGTTTTATGCACTTTAAATTAAATAGACTTGTAATAGGCCCATCTCATGTATCCACAGATGTTCTTCCAGATCCTGTCATGTTGAAGTAGTTTGGAGTTGTTCTTGAGGAGAGGGAAATAGGGGATGTACTCATCAAGATTGAGGAGCTCGCAGAACTTGTGTAAGACATATGAATAGTTGAGGAAGTTCTTCCTGTTCTTAGGACAATAGATGGAGAAGGGCTTTTGGATATCCTTGAACATCTTCTTGATCCGTTGCTCATCTTCACGACTAAAGTTTGGAGGCTTTTTACCATTGATAAACTGCAGGATATGTGGGACATGCTCATAGTACTTAATGAAGTCAAGTTTCTTGAGGATCTTTCTCAGACTAAAGACATCTAATTCATTCTTGTCGACCTTTCTCTTCTTGATCTCTCTGAGAATACTCTCATAGATTCTCTGAGGGATCTCAGTAGATTCCTTGGCCTGTAACTGTGAGAGGATCTCAGTCAAATGATTGATTCGTTTGTATGCATAAGTCCCCGTATCTTGGATAGGCTCCTTGTAGTTGGGCTTCTCAACGGCCGTTAGAGTTGACTCAATGGCACCACAGACATTACACACGATACATCCATCATTCTGACAAAGTACCTTTTCACCCGCACAATTGGGATCTGAGCACTTGTTAGGTCTGATTTTGTTAGGATTCCTGTAGGTCGTGTCCGTAATCGATAGATAGTTCTCGAACAACTTGGCCTTTGATGCCCTAGGCTTAGGAGCTACGTATGTAGAGGTCACGGTCTTTGTCACGGTCGTGGTCTTGGTCTTGATTACGGTCCGCGTAATGGGAACAGGCTTTGTCCGAAGAGTCTTGGAGCCTGAGCCCGTCTTAAGGACCTTACCATTTGACCCCTTGGACTGTAGAGTTCCCTTGGATCTTGGAGTGGCCTTAGATCTGTTTGAGCTAGATAGATCAGACAGTCCCTCACTCACCGGGATCTTTGGTGCCTTTTCTTCCGGGGGAAGGGCTGCTAGATATGCGAGGACTCCCCTCTTAGCTCCCGTAGCGATTGGGAGGGCTTCTTCAAAGACCTCTTCTTCGATTCCATCTCCTCCATCATTATCGTAATAGTCAATGAGGATTGGGAGTACATTGATCGCATACTTCAGGGAATCTGTGTGATTCTCGATATTGTTGATCTCATTCTCCAAGAGGCGTATCTCATCGATCAATTCATTCTGCCTATGTATATCTCCGTTCTGCTGTCCTTGTCTGCCCGAACGCCTGCTGTATTCAGACAGTTCTTCTCTGAGCTTAGAGAGCTTTTTCTTCTTGTGTGGAAGCATTGAGTTCTGCTTCTCGAACTTTTTGAGATGATTACTATGCTGTTGATCCAAGGTGCTTCTCTTTGGAGGACGCACTTTCTTCTTTACATTCTTTACCATAGTCTAATTACTAATACTACTTGATATTGTGGGACTTTATATGCCTTGATTGTATGGAAATCGGCATATCCTTTCAGATGGAAGACTAGCCAAATGTTTAGATGAACCAGATTTGTAATTAGAGCCATATCTGAAAAGATATAAAATGTGGTTTGATTAATGGGGGCAAATCTCACCCTATAGGATAGGCCAGTCAGATGGCTTGATATCATTAAGGATTTTTCGCGATAAAACCCTTAATTTTTTTTCTTAACAAAGGATATATAACTAACAATGTCAAACGGAGGGCTTTTACAATTAGTCGCATACGGTGCACAAGATGTCTATTTGACTGCCAATCCAAGCATCACCTTCTTCAAGGTTGTCTACAGACGTCACACCAACTTTGCAGTTGAGAACATCCAACAATTCTTCACTGGAACAACCAACTTCAACAAGAAATCCACCTGTGAGATTTCCCGTAACGGTGATTTGATCACCCAAACCCTTTTGGAAGTCGATCTCCCAGAAGTTAAATACACTGGTGACTTCGAAAACTTCGGTCATGTTGAATTCTCATGGGTTCGCAGAATCGGACATGCCATCATTGACTACACTGAACTCGAGATTGGAGGTTCCCAAATCGACAAACAATACGGAGATTGGTTGACCATCTGGTATGAACTTACCCATGAAGTCGGTCAAGAACACGGTTACGCCAAGATGATCGGAGATATTCCAGTCTTGACTGAAATCAGCACTCTCAGCTGGGATGCTCCAGAAAACAACTTCTTGAAGCCAGCCTACAGACTCTATGTTCCTCTCCAATTCTACTTCTGTCGCAACAACGGTCTCGCTCTTCCATTGATCGCTCTTCAATACCATCAAGTCAAGATCTACGTTCTCTTCCGTCAAGCTGTCCAATGCTACATTGCCAGCGCTGCTTACCAACAAGGATCAGAACAATTAGACATCTCCGACTCTTCCCTCTGGGTCAACTATGTCTACCTTGACACTGAAGAAAGAAGACGTTTTGCTCAAGTTTCCCACGAATACTTGATTGAACAACTCCAATACACCGGAGAAGAATCAATCGGATTATCCAACAGCGGAAAATTCAAGCTTAACTTCAATCACCCAACAAAGGCCCTCTATTGGGTTACCAAACTCGGAAACTACCAAGGTAACTTCTTCATGGTCTACTCTCCTTATGACTGGGAGGTTGCTCGTGAGAATGCTGCCCGTCTCTTGCTCTTGTCTGAATTCGACTTGGATGAATTCGGTTACTTCAATGCCGTCCCAGTTGACGTTGCAGGTGAAGTCTACGTTGGAGACGGAGGTGTTGAATACGTTGCTATCAACCCAGCTGCCCCAGGAGAAGAATCCGAATTCATGTTCAATGATGAGGCTACTGCCAAGAAATTCATTGAAGGATGTGACTTGATTGGTCGCATTGCTCCATCCGTTCCTCTCTTAAAGAAGAACAAGATGGTTGACTTCAAATTGAAGGTCGAAGGTGTTGTCAAGATCTTCAGTGATTTCGATAACCAAGGCCTTACCTACCCAGAGATCGACCGAGTCACCAGAAACGACTTGAACATGTTCGACTTGTCAATTCCATTGAGCAAGATGAACTACGATAACCGTAACAGATACATCAAGGACTTTGATGTAGTTGTCTGGCAACATGACAACTACGGTGTTTTGATTGATGGATCTATCAACCCAGTTTCATCTGTCTTGCTCCAATTGAACGGTCAAGATCGTCAATCCCGAAGACAAGGATTCTGGTATGACACTGTTGTTCCATACCTCAACTTCCCAGATACCCCTGTTGATGGAATCAATGTGTTCTCATTCGCACTTAACCCAGTCGAACATCAACCATCCGGAACTTGCAACTTCTCCCGTATCGACACTGCTTACCTCAACCTCTGGTTCTTCGAATTGGATGACAACTTCTACAGAGCATACGCAGATGTCTTCCTCGATACCGACAACCATGTCAGAATCTATGCAGTCAACTACAATGTGCTTAGAATTATGAGCGGTATGGGAGGTCTCGCCTTCAGCAATTGATGAAAGGAGTGGGTGGATTTCTTACTTCATAATACAGATAATTTATCTCTATTATGATAACTTCGTAATGCCCTAGGATATTTGTGTCTTTCCTCTATTCAGGTATCATATATGCACGACAGTACTCTCTTTCCGGAATAGGACCATCTGATCCCTCTCCTAATCTGATGAGAAATGAAGCAATATGATCGTGTTCATTCTTATAGGCGATACGAATGCAGAGTGGCGATCGATCTGTATATTGATTTTTTTACAACTCTTTGTATCATGATTAATGATAATACTTAGATGGCCATTCTTGCAGGCGGATTTAAATGCTCCTTCATTCTAATCGAAAGGCCTTTTCGTTACGAGAATGAATATCTATTTTCCTTTGCGTTCTGTTTTCGACCCTTACAAGCCATTGTAAAATGTAAAGATGTCCTTTTTCATATGCTGCTCGAAATGCAGCATATTCGTTAACACATATGTATATGTCAGATACATCTGAATCTCGTCCAATCATAACAAGCAAGTAATCAACATCCCATGTCCATTTCTACACGCTGTGGTAAAAGCCTTCTCAGAATGAGAATGAATGTTGACATCCCCATGATAAGAATCACGATCTATTTCAAGGGGTATTTCACTGTATCAAGATGACAATTGGAGGATGCATTAATGAATAATGAATATCTGAATTCATGAATGTAGATCTTTCCACATGTTTTTCGCCCAGTGATATAAGCC